GAGCAGCCGCGACATCGAGCAGTTCAGCTTCTGCCGCGCCCTGCTGGCCGCTGCCGATCCGCTGCACGCCGCCACGCTGGCACCCTTCGAGCTGGAATGCTCGCGCGCCGCGCAGGACAAGCGTGGCGACTCGCGCGACAAGACCCGCGAAGCCGCCATCACCATCCCGGCCGATGTGCTCTCGCGCGGCCTCAACGCCATGTCGAACGAAGGCGTGGCCGCCAGCGTCGCCAGCCGCCTGATCCAGCGCGCCCAGCGCGGCAGCGCCTCGATGCAGACGATGGTCCGCGACCTCGTCGTCGGCACCGCCACGGCCGGCGGCAACGTTGTCGCCACCGAACTGCTCGGCTCCAGCTTCATCGAGATGTTGCGCAACGTGATGGTGCTCGACAAGCTGGGCATCACCTGGCTGCGCGACTTGAACGGCAACCTCGCCATCCCCAGCCAGACCGGCGGGGCGGCCACCTACTGGGTGGCGGAAAACGGCGCGGTCACCGAATCGCAGCAGACCTTTGGCCAGGTGACGATGACGCCCAAGACCATCGGCGCCTTCACCGATTACGCCCGCCGCCTGTTGCTGCAATCCAGCATCGACGTCGAGATGTTCGTGCGCATGGATCTCGCGCTGCAGATCGCCCAGGGCCTGCAGGACGCTGCCTTCAACGGCAGCGGTTCCAGCAACCAGCCCACCGGCCTGCTCAACACCAGCGGCATCGGCTCGGTGGCCGGCGGCACCAACGGCGCGGCCCCGACCTATGACCACATGGTTGACCTCGAATCGGCCGTGGCGATCGCCAATGCCGACGTCGGCACGCTGGGCTATTGCACCAACGCGAAGGTGCGCGGCAAGCTGCGCAAGACGCAAGAATTTTCCAGCACCAACGGCAAGGCCGTGTGGACGCGCGGCCCCGAGCGCGGCGTCGGCGACGTGCTGGGCTACGATGCCTTCGTCTCCAACAGCGTGCCGAGCAATCTCACCAAGGGTACCGCATCAGGCGTCTGCTCGGCGATCATGTTCGGCAACTGGGCCGACCTGTTGATCGGCATGTGGGGCGGCCTCGACGTGATGCTCGACCCCTACACCGGATCGGCCGCCGGCACCAAGCGCGTCGTCGCCCTGCAGGATGTCGATATCGCCGTGCGCCGCGTCGCCTCCTTCGCCGCGATGAAGGACGCCCTGACCACCTGATACCTCCCCGCCCGCAGCAACCGCCCCCTCCCGGTCTTTCCTCCTTGCACCGGGAGGGCCAGCGGCCCCAGGCGCAACCCACAAGGAACCCCATCATGCCCAAGATTCTCATCATCGAAGCCTGCCTGGTCGATTTTGCCGACGACACCGGCGGCCAGCATCAGGAAGTCGGTGCCATGCCGACCGTGCCCAAAGACCTCGCCGCCGATCTCGTCAAGGCTCGCCGCGCGCTGTACTGCGACAAGGCCGACGACTTCGACAAGGCCGGCCACAACACCGCCAGTAAAGACATGCTCAAGGCCGCCGCGGACATAGCGCGCGCCGGAATTAAGCTTAACGAAAATTCATAAGCAACAAGGGCGAGCGTTATGTCAATTCGATTAATTCACGCGGTTATCATTAACGGAGAACATATCCCCGTAGATAGGAAGTCGATTTCCCTACCCATCGCCATGGAGGCAGACCTTGTGACACAAGGGAAGGCTGTGTGGGTAAATCGGCCTCTGGTGGATAGTGGTTTTTCGCCTGCCCCTATCATGAGCCACATTGGTGCCCCCGGCAAACAGGGCTTCGGCGTCGGCATCTGCCCTTCGCCGCCGGTTACCTTCGCGCCGCTCACCGGCTACGCCGACCCGGCGCACGATAATTACGGCAACTACCAGCATTCGGACAGCTCGATCATGGTCTGGATCCCAGCCTTCTATTACCGGATCAATGACGCGCGCAATCCGACCTACGCCGGCCACGGCGTAAACTCTATTGATGTGCAGCCGTATAGTGCATTTACCAATGTCGCCGCCGCCAATGCGGCGGGCTACGCCCTGCACCGCGCCTTCTACGACGGCGGCGCGATCCAACCAGGCGTCTTTGTCGATAAATACCAGTGCTCGAACAATGGTGGCGTCGCATCCTCGATCAAGCTCGGCAACCCACTCTCGACGCACGCCACCGATCACAATCCGATCGGCGCGCTGAACGGCACGCCTGCCAGCAATCTTGGCGGCACCTTCGCCGCCGCCAAGACGCGCGGCGAGGACTTTTTCCCGGCCACGCAGTTCATTCGCTCGGCGCTCGCGCTGCTGGCACTGGCGCACGGACAGGCCGCGACGACGAACGCCTGGTGTGCGTGGTACGATGCCGCCGGCACGACCAACTTCCCGAAAGGCAATAACAACAACGCCCTTACCGACAGCAACGACGTCACCTGCAAATTCGTGTCGGATGGCTATCCGAATGCCGCCAAATCCGGCTCGGCAACACAACTATCAAAAACCACGCATAACGGTCAGGCGTGCGGCGTTGCCGACCTCAACGGCAACATATGGGAAGTCTCACCCGGTATCACCTGTCTCTCCGGTACGGCGAATATCACCGCCGCCACAAAAACCAACCCCGTGCAGATCACGGTGACAGGCCACGGCCGTTCGACCGGCGAGGTGCTGCAAATCGAATCGGTCGGCGGCATGACCGAACTGAACGACAAGACGTACGCGATCACTGTCGTCGACCCCAATAACCTCACGCTGGATGGCGTGAATGGTACAGCCTTTAGCACCTACACCAGTGGCGGACTGATACGCCATGGGCAGCACTACGTTCTCAAGACCTCGGCACGCGCCGCCGATCTGACCGGCGGCAACACGCTCACGACCGACGCCTTTGGCGCAACCGGCGTCGCGGCGCATAGCGACCCGATAGCCATGACCTTCCGCACCGATTATGCGCAAAATGGCTCCGACAAGCGTTTTGGGCGCGGCGCTAATCAGGTGCTTGATGCAGCCACGTCGGGTGCAGGCTGGGTATGCACCGGCCTAGCGCTTCCACTGGCGGTGGGCATTTCCGACGGCACGTCAGGCAGCAACCTTTTCGGCGCTGATTATTTTTATCAGCGCGTACAGTATGAGCTGTGCTTGCTCGCCGGCGGCGACTGGAGTGGCTCGTCCTACGCCGGCGTCTGGGCGCTGCACTTCTGGAACTCGCGGACGAACACGAGCACGGCCAGCGGGTTCCGCGCGGCCTTGTATCTCTGAAGGCCCGAGCGATAGCGATGGGCCTGCATGATGAAGCCAAGCTCGATCTCAAGTTCATGGAATTTGCGAAGCTGATGAATATCTATCTCAATCACTTTCCGAAGCATGAGAAATACGGCTTAGCACTGGAAATCCGCCGTGCGTCGCGGCGACCAGCAAAGTATTGCTGCCTGCCTGGGGCACGCCCGCCAAACCCATTCCCTGCAGCACCTGCTGCGTCACATGGAGACCGCTCATGGCCGCCAAGATCTACAGCTATAAACAGCACACCGACGCTACCACGACCTACCGGATCAATTTGCCCGATGGCGCGATAGAACTAGCGACGCTCGGTGATACTACCTTCATCAGCCTGCCAGAGGGCTCAAGCCTGCCGACCGAGCAGCCCGCAGAAATCGCTACCACCATCGCGTTGGTCGTGCCGGACGCCAGTCTGCGCGAAGCGCTCAAGGCCGCCAGCCCGCATTGCCAGCTCATCGCGCAGCGCATGATCGACCAGATTCGCGCCGCCTACAGTCTGGACGACGAGATGTATTTTGCCCGTATCGGCGTGGGTGCCGCCACCGGCATGTACACCCCAACCCAAAGCGAACTACAGGAGATGACCGTCTTCGGAGAGTTTGTTGAGGGCGTGCGGCAGTGGGGCAGGGGTGAGCGCGCGAAGTTTGGGTTGTGAAGCAAGTCCTGATCGCCATCGACCAGCTGTTTAATGCACTACTCGGCGGTATGGCGGATGAGACTTTATCAGCCAACGCCTACCGGCAGGCAAGAAAAGGCAGGCCGTGGATGGCGAGATTTATCAACTTGCTATTTTTCGACCGCAATCACTGCTTTGATTCATATCTGGCCGAGGTCGAGCGGCGGCATCTGCCGAAAGAGTATCTAGATTGATTCATTTTCGCACAACGACCACACTAGCCCGCACTGGCGGCTCCTTTCCCTGCGAAATTCTTCCGGTCGTGATTTCGCCCGCTGCGCCCGAAACTGCGGCGCATGGATTTCGCTGGCGACCTCTCCCTTTTCTACACCGACTTCGGCACGCCGGTCACCTGGACGCCGCAGGCCGGCAGCCCGGTCACCGCGCTGGCGCTGCATGACCTGCCGGGCACCACGCTGATCGACGGCCAGCTGCTGGCCACCGATCACAGCCTGCGCTTTCCGCTCGCCAGCTTCCCGGCCGTCAAGCGCGGCGATGCCTTCACGATCGAGGGCGTCGCCTATGTCGCGCGCGAGGGCGCGCAGTTGATCGGCGTCGATGGCATCGAAGCCATCGTGCCGCTGGCCAAGTCATGAGCGCGTCCGTCGTCGAGCAGATCCTCGCGCGCGTGGCGGCCTGCCTCGCCGCTGCCGGCCTGTCGGTCTTCCGTGGCCGCGTCGATGCCTTCGAGGATGACGAGCTGCCGGCGGTGAATGTCAAGCGCGTGGCGTCGTCATTCACCGTGACCGACGTGGCCGGCGAGGTGAGCCAGGCCGAGATCGAATTCGAAGTCGAGTTCCATGTCGCCGCGCTGGCAGGCGTGGAGACGTCTGCAGATGCGCTGCACCAGGCCGCGCACCTGGCGCTGATGGACGACGCCACGCTGGCCGCGTGGGGGAAAAGCTCGCTGCGCTGTGTCGACACGGCGCTCGACCAGGATCGTGCCGATCAGGCAGCTGCCTGCCTGGTGGCGCGGTATCGCATCGACGCATGGGTTCTCCAGCGCGATCTTTCAACTTTCCAGTAGGAGAAAAACATGACGATTCGAACCAATGCGGGACTGCGGCTCTACATGGAGTCCGCGATTGCCGCTGCCAAGACCATTACCGCGATCACCAAGGCCGCGCCCGGCGTCTTCAGTTCGACGGCGCATGGCTATACCAACGGCGACGTGATCCTGCTCGAATTGCAGGGCATGGTCGAGTTGAATGGCTACCTGTGCAAGGTCGTCAGCGTGGCGGCCGACACCTTCCAGGTGGCGGGCGTCAACGGCGCGACCGGCATCGATACCACGAACTTTTCAACCTTCACGAGCGGCACGGCCAAGAAGGTCACGCTCGGCACGTGGATCACCGGCGTATCCGAATTCTCGTTTGCGGGCGGCGATATCAAGACGCTCGACACCACGACGGTCAACGATGTTGTTGATACGCAGGTCGTCGTTGGCGCCGCCGCGCAGTCGGCCGACATGACGCTGCAGTGGGATCCGGCCAGCACCGCGCAGCAGGCGATGATCGCGGCCTTCAAGACGCGCGCCAACAAGGGCTTCAAGGTCATGTGGCCGGATGGCGCCTTCGCCATGTGGTACGGCACGGTCGGCTACACCGGCGCGCCCGGCGGCGGCAAGCAGGAAGTCACCACCAGCCAGGCGAAGATCACCATGCTGGGCGGCCTGACCGTCTGCGCGGCCTGATCGTGACGGGCAAGACCCTGCAGGCGCGCCTGCGCGCGCGCGAACGTAACGTCGAGGTCGGCGGCCACACGTATGTGATCCGTCGCCCGAAGCCGGCCGAGATGATGGTCGAGCACAGCGGCCTCGAACTGGTGCGCACGTTCGTGGTCGGCTGGGATCTGACGAATGCCGACCTGATCCCCGGCGGCACGCCCGATCCAGAGCCGTTCGAGGCCGCGCTGTTCGCCGACTGGGTTGACGATCATCCGGAGTTGTGGGGGCCGCTGGTCGAGGCCATCCTCGCCGATTGGCGCGCGTATGTGGCCGCCCGTGAGGACGCCGCAAAAAACTGACGGCCTGGCTGGAGCGGTCGCGGCTGCCGCTTCCGCCAGGCGAACCTCCGCAGGGTGCCGGGCTGGCCATGAAGGCCTGGAACCTGCTGCAACTGCCGGGAATGGACCTGCTGCTGGTGACCGAGATGCTGGGCATTGACGAGATCGACATCCTGACCGAGCAGCTGCTCGCCATCGATACTTTCCAGCGGAGCGCGCATGGAAAATAACCCATCCATTGTCATTTCCGCGGTCGACAAGACGCGGGCGGCATTCGAATCGGTCAAGGCCGGCCTGGGCCGCATCGAAGGATCGGCGGGGTCGCTGAATGCGGCACTGATGCGCATCCCGGCCATCGGGCCGGCGCTGACGGCGGCCTTCGGCTCGATCAGCATGACAGCGCTGGTCAAGAACGCCATCGACGCCAATGCCGCCCTGCACGGCATGGCTGAAACCACCGGCGCCACGGTCGAGAGCCTGTCAGCGATGGCGGACATCGCCCGCGTCGGCGGCGATGACATCAAGTCGGTCGAGGGCGCCATGGTCCGGCTGTCGAAGGCACTTGCGGGTGGTGATGACGAGGCCCGGGCCGCCGGCAATGCGCTCGCCACGCTGGGTCTGAAGGCTGACGCGCTGCGCAAGATGGATACCGGCACGGCCATGCTCGAAGTCGCCAAGGCGCTCGACAAATATGCCGACAGCGGCGGCAAGACGGCGCTGGTGATGGATTTGCTCGGTAAGAGTGGACCGCAGATGCTGGGGTTCCTGCGCGATCTGGCTGAGACTGGCGAGTTGAATGCGAAAGTCACGGCCGCGCAAGCCGAGGAAGCCGACCGGCTGCAGAAGTCGTGGAACCAGTTGAAGGTCTACTCCGACGGCCTTGGCCGCAGCCTGGCGACGGCTGTCGTCCCGGCGCTGAACGATGTGATCAGGAACTTCAAAAACGCCAAGGAAGCCGGGTTCGGCTTCTTCCAGTCGTTCACTGGCATCGGGGTGCGCGGGCTGTTCGAGGGCGTCGATGATGCGAAGGCCAATTCCGGCGCGCGGATCAACGATCTGCGCAATGAGATCGACAGCCTGAGCGCGGAGCGCGATCGCCAGCTTGGATTCGGCGCGACCACGACGGCGGACAGCCTGCAGGTGGGCATCGACAATGCGACGAAGAAGCTGCGTTACTACCAGGCGCTGCAGCGCGACGTGCTTGCTGAGCGCTTCTCGGGTGGCCAGTATCTCGACGCCCGGGATCTGCTGACGGCTCAGAAAGGCGACCTGAGCGGCTATCAGCCGCCCTCCGGCGGCGCCGGCAAGGGCGCCAAGGCCAAGCCGCAGGAAATCATAGACGCGCTGGGCAGTGGCACCTACATGACGCGCGATAAGGAAACCGCTGCCGCAATCAAGGAATCATTCGATTTCGAGAACTGGGCCTGGGGCGAGATCGCCAAGGATCGCGGCGAGGCGGCGAAGGCTGCCGAGAAGTACGACGAGGCGTTGAAGAAGTCGGTCGAATCGCTGTATGCCGCGACCGATGTCGGGCGCTTCGACGCCATGATCGGCAGCATCGAACAGGCGGAGGAAGCCTTCGCGCGCGGCTTCATCAGTCAGGACAAGCTCGACGCCATCACCGCCGGCCTGATGGATGTGAACGGCGAATTGAAGAAGTCGAAATCCATCGGCGAGGAACTGGGCCTGACCTTCACCAGCGCCTTCGAAAACGCCATCGTCGGCGGCAAGAAATTTTCCGAGGTGCTGCAGGGGCTGGGTGAAGACATCCTGCGGCTCGTCACGCGCAAGAACATCACCGAGCCGCTGGCCAACAGCATCGGCTCGATCGATTGGGGCAAGCTGTTTTCGTTCAACGCGACGGGCGGCGTCTACTCCGGTGCCGGCATCAGCGCATTCAGCGGCCAAGTGGTTAGCAAGCCGACCGTGTTCCCCTTCGCATCCGGAATCGGCCTGATGGGCGAAGCGGGGCCGGAGGCGATCCTGCCGCTGACGCGCCGCAACGGCAAGCTGGGCGTCGAGGGTGGCGGCAGCAACATGGTCGTGAACATCATCGAGGCGCCCGGCAAGGGCGGCACGCAGCAGGCGCGCAACGAGGGCGGCACGAAGATCCTCGACGTGTTCGTCGAGCGCATCAAGGCCGCCG